GTGTTGGTGAGTGTATCCTCGAGCCCCTTGCCATACCGCGAGTCGCCAGAAGAGTATTCGATCAACACGTTGAGCAGGTCAAATCGCTCTTTGTCGGGTATACCGAAACGCTTGCACACCTCAGCCATCACGGAGCGCGGCTTCAGCGTGTTGACGTTGCCGATGCGTGCCACGCATTCGCGCCCATACTTGTTGGCCAAATAATCGAAACACTGGTCACGCTTGGTGTCTGAAAAATCGATGTCGATGTCGGGCAAATCCTTGCGGGTCAAATCAATGAACCGCTCAAACAACAATCCGTGCGGGATTGGATCGACCTCTGTGATTCCAAGCAGGTAGCACAGCAATGAGCCTGCCGAGGAGCCGCGTCCCGGACCGACGAGCATGCGCTCTTTGGCCCACTGAACAAGATCAGAGACCACCACGAAATAGCTCTCAAATTCTTTGGCCTCGATTGCTGTCAGCTCGCGCTGCAGCCGATCTTCGTAGAGTTGCGACCACGCAGGCAGATGCCCGAGCGACAATCGAAGCTGCCGCCCGGCTTCAGCCAGCGCGCGCAAATCGCCTTCAACACGGATCAGCGGCGCGGTAGGCAATGCCCCTGCACAACGCTCTGCCACCTCGTGCGTGTTTTTAACAGCTTGCGCCCATTCCGCTTCGTCTAAAATGCGAATGCAAGCGCGCAGCTCTGATTCAGTCAAGATGTGCTGCGGCGTCATGGCTTCCCTGCCGCCAATGGCCATGAAGGCTGCGTAATCTTCGCGCCGAGGGTGATAGTTGGCTGAGGTTATGACAAGCGGCTTGCCGGTCCGGCGATGCAATGCGAGCGCCGTGCGTTGTGCTATGGGAGAAATTGGATTAAGGTCGATGTAATCAAATGTTTCCGGATCGACCAACGCATCGCCTGCAAATCTGATGACGCCCGGACTTGCTCTCAACAGCTGCAGCGGGTCGGCTTCTGATTGACGCAATGCGGTGCTGAAACGATAAAACGCTTTTGTGTCTTCAGCGAGAACCCAGGCTATTGGTTTGCGCCCACCGGGCAACGCCACGGCGAATTCAGTGCCGAACAACGGCTTGAATCCTTGCGCCGCCTTGGCCCAACGAACATGACCCCACGTGCCGCCATCAACCATGCCTGCAGCGGTAGCACCCAATGCCTTCACAGCCTCAGCCACACACGAGACAGGGCCAAACGCTTGCCGAAAACTAAACTCGGTGCGACACCGCAGCTGTGGTAACGTCATTTTGGCAAGCCTTGAACTGCATCGCGGTCTTCAAACGGCAGCTTGTGAAGCTGAAGTGCGTTAATTATCTCAACCAACGCCATCACGTCGTCAAGCGCACGATGCGTTTGTGGCAGCGGCTTGTCCATGGCATGCTCGTAAAGTTCGGTCATCTTCATGTTGCGTCCCCAAATTGAACGATGCAACCCGATGGTGCAATATTCTTGTGATGGCCAAGGAAAATCCTCGCACGCCGCGCGACTCAAGTCGAACATCAGCAGCTTTTTGTCGAACGGCAAATTGTGTGCGAACACGGCGAAAGCTCGATCAAAGAATTCGCGCAGCTGCGGCAAAACATCCACGAATTTCGGTTGCCCAACAAGTTGCTCATTGGTGATGCCGGTTATCTTGGTGATCAATTCCGTGACTTCTTCATTTGGATGCAAAAGCTGTTGGAATTTATCAACGACGTTGCCTTCAAAATCGAGCAGCGCCGCGCCTAGCTCGATTATCTTGGGTTGCTTTTCCAATGGCGCATCGGGGTGCAATGGCAGACCTGTCGTTTCCGTGTCGAACACAACAATCAAATCTTTAGTCATCTTTTTTCGCCTCGTGCGATCCATCCAGCGCCAACATGGCGTTTTCTAATTTCTCTATCTCAGAAATAGCACGGCGCAATGACTCCAGCTCAGAGCCAGCGTCCATCACCCCATGCGCGTCACGGTTCTCAAGGAACATACTCGCCATGCCCCACGCAGCTTCTTCGCGCTTACGGAGGGAGGCTAGTAGGTCTTTAATCTGGGTCATCTGTTTCCTCCGGCGGCGAGGCTGCGTCGATCATTTCGGCCCAAGCAACAAGTGGATGAGGCGGCTTTGGTTCGCCATGCCCGCCCGTATGAACCAAAAACGGCAACGCCTTGGCTATCGGCCCAACATCACGCATAGCGCGAATCACGGCACGGGCAACTTCAAACCGATCATCGCCTATTCCCAAACCGGCCATTGCGGTCATCACACGCAGTTCCATCTCAGTCGGGGCGCGGGTCATCTCTCGTCCCTCGGCAGCGGGTAATCACTGAACCACCAACCGCCCATCACCACCCGGCCAGCAACGGTCAGCACGAAGCCGATGCACAAGCACAGGCTCATGATGTAGATCGTCCATTGCGCGGCAACGGATACGAGGCCAAGCCGCCACGCAACACCAGAAAGCCATTGGGCTGCGCCAGAGAATAAAAGCGTGGCCAGCATTATCAGTGCGATGGCTGAAAACAGAAACGCGATGGCTTTAAGATCTTCTTTCATTTTAATCTCCCCTCATTTCAGCGCGGCATTCAGCGCCGTGGATTTCCATTTCTTCGTACAGCCGCGTGTTCTCATCGACCTCTGACAGTTGATCGTGCGTTGCGGGAACGCCGTCGATCCGCATTGAGATCACCTCGACCTCGGTGTACTCAGCCGGTTCACCGGCGCAACTGTATGTCGGGCCGCGTGCCGGTGAGGGTGGCGTGTACTCATACAGGATCTCAAGCTCGACCTCATTTTCACCGTCGAACGAATGGGTGCATTTGTATGTGAGTTTCATTTTGCCTCCGTGGTTGAATGGTGCCCGGCTTCGCGCACGCCTGCGCCGGGCGACAGGTCGGGGGTGACGGACCTTTGTGCGCGATTGATCAACCGGGTTGAATCCTCACAATGAACTTGAGGTCGACGCCCAGCACGTCGCGCGTGTCGAAGATGACGTACTGATACTTACGCTGCACTTCCAGCAAGTATGGATTGGTGTGGCTCTCTGTGAAAACTTCCTGAGCCACCCTGATCCCCATATCGGCGAACTTGCGGCGGAACACGGCCAACTCTTCGGCGGCGCAATGCATGCCTAAGTGCGAAACCATCGGCGGACGACCCCGCATCCAATTTGGTCCAGCTGTGTAATGCAGAATTTCAAGTTCCAACTGTTGACGCGCGTGTTGATAATTGAACGCCAGGTCAGCTTCATTTTTGCCGGGCTCATCGAAAACCGTGCCCACTGCGATTGCGTGATCATGCACCCAATCATCCAACCCAAGCTCCTTGAGCATTTTGATGGCGAGCTCCGGGTTGGGTGGGCACAAAGCAATTTGTTCGATAAAGAATTTCATGATCAAGCTCCGTACGGCAAGATGCAGCCGGTCAAGTACTTGTGACGCGACTTGGTTGAAAGGATGAAAGAAATAAATTCAGCGAGCTGGGCGGGGTCGGTCTCTTCGCCAGCCAACAAGGCGTTGGTTTGATATTGCGCTGCGAATTCTGGCGTCCAGCCGCGACGTTTGACAACCTGATCCTCGATGTCTTTGGACATTTCCGTGCCGAGCAACTTGTTAGGGCTGATCCCAAAAACCGTGATGCCGTGTTTCTTGGTCAATTCCCGCGCTAGTTGCAGCGTCATGATGTGCGCCGCGCCTTTGGATGCGTTGTAAGCCAAGCTCGTGGTCATCGGCATGTGCGAAGCGTTGGAAATGATGTTGAGAACGGTGCCGCGCGACTTGATCAGCTCAGGCAGCGCCCATTGGGTCATTTTGAAGATGCCCTTTGCGTTGATGTCCATCACCTCGTCCCATTCGGATTCAGCAAGATCTTCAAGCCAGGCGGTCTTGTTGATTCCTGCACAATTGATCAAAACGTCCAAACCAAATGGCGGCGGTCCAAGAGTTTCGTTGGGGTCACGAACATCGTGGCCGCGCTTGCGATCGAATTCAAAAACATCCTGGCCATAGCGTCGCAAGGCTTGACAAATGTGTTTGCCTAATCCTGCTCCGGCACCAGTGACTAAGATCTTGCTCATTGTTTATTTTCCTTTCTGATCAATGACTCTACCATAGCGGCATAAACCGCCAAATCGTGAATTGAATCTTCGTGCTGCAACTCGCTGTTGGCGAAGCGTGTGATCTTGACCACCATCAACTCAAACAAGTGCCAGGTGTTGAATTGTTCCGCCGTTTCCAACGTCACACCGTTGGGAAACAGCGCCATCATAACGTCACCTACACGCTTGTAGTTGTCGCCGTAAACCTTGTTGCGTTCACGGTAGGTGTCGGCCATCTCGGCCAAAATGTCTGCGGCTGTTTTCATGCGAACTCCTTCTTCGGCGGTGTGTATGCACACACATTGTGAATTTCAAGTCGATGGGCTGTTATTTTGTAAGAGCGATACATATCCACAATGTCTTGTCTATCATCGTACGCAGCCGCGATGGCTTCGAGCGCTATGCCATAAAATTCCGGCAAACCAAGCAACATCGCGCGCTTCAATTCGAGCGAATCGCGATGATCATCGTTGTCACGCATCAAAAGGCGTTCGTAAGGTACGCCGTGCCGCGCCAGCCATTCGCGCGTGAGCGCCTGATAAAGCGCCGGGCGCGCGGTGAAGATGATTGGCGAACAATCAGCGTGCTCGTCGAAAATGCGGAGGTTACCAATTTCATCAAAGCCGCTCAACAAGTGGTAATCATGATAGCGAGCCATTGGCGTCGGCTTGCTCCAATTGATCTTGGGAATGCGCCAAGCATCGTCAGCGATGCAATTGTCTAAATCAACGATGATGAACTTGGTCATCTCTGAGTTGTCCTTTCTAAAATCCGGCGGCGGTTCACGTCGAGAGCGGCAGCGGTTGGCAACCAGTCTTGCCACCACTCCTGGCCGACGTTGACCAAAGGCGGATGATCGTAATTCGGCTTGTACCCTCGGCACAACATTTCCGTGCGCAGCGCTTGGAACCGCGCTGCGCAATAAGCC